GGTGAGGCTTAATCATAGCGGCAACAGGCTTGATGTGTTCCTTCACTGAATGAATGAAGGAAGGAGCTTTGGAGAGGAAGTGTCCCAATTTCTTGAAGACGCCAACACCTCCAGTAACTCGCTCAATCTGGCCTCGCACAACTGGTCCAGCGATAGGGGCAGAGATAATATCTGCTTCGTTGAGGATTCCCTTGACGACACGAGATGTTCCCTTGACGGATTCAAAGAAACCAGAGTTGATAGTCATCACATAGATGTTGATTGGGATTGCTTGTGTAGTATAATAGTTTGCAAGATTGAGAGTGATTTGGAGAGTGTAGTTTCCAACCAACGAAGGAGCTTGTCCAGTTTGGAGGGCATAATCCTGACCGGGCTTAATCAACAAAGGACCTCCAACAGTTTGAAGGACAGACTTGTTAATATTTGAAGCATTCAAAGATGCCGCTGCATTTGAAGCATTCACACCACCTCCATTCACACGACCAGACCAGACTGGATAGGTCATCTCCAAACCATTCTTAATAGAGATTTCATACAACTCTGGTTGAGTGTAGGTGCTCATCAATCCAGCGAAGTTGTCCCACTGAATGTTGCATCCAGTAATAGGGAAATACCAGTCGGCTTGACTTGAATCGGCATAGCTTTGTGGTTTAGCGTAGATGACTAACATATCTGGAATTTGAGGAAGGGTAATAGTTTGGGTTGAAATTTGAGCAGATACTGTATTAGCACCAATTGTAGTTTGAGTAATGTAACGAGGGAACTCTTGGAATGGAACAACGGACTTTGGTGGGAGAGGTAAGTCAAGAGAAGGAGTGAGGAAGGTCATATCCAAACGAGACCCTTGAAAAGCACCGCTTCCAGAGAACATAGTATTTGCATATGCAGAAGTCAAAGAGAATGCAACTCCAGTAGCATCAGTAGTTCTAGAAATCAACTGACGAACCAAACGGCAATCTTGTGGTTGTCGCATATTCATAACGAACTGAATATTTTGAATTCCAAAGAGACCAGTGTCTGCCTCACGAACATCGGAGAAGATAAATGGAGAGAGTACCAACTTTTCAGTAAAGTATGGAGCAACATTTACAGTTAAAGTCCAATCAGAACCAGCAGCAGGAGTAACTTGAATAGAACCATCTATCTGAAGAATTGCAGATGTTACATTTGAAGAAGCAACAATTACAGAACCACCAAGAGCAACAAATGATCCAGAAGAGGTCACATAAGGACTAATGTATCCAGCATTCTCTTTTCCACCATAAATGAAAGCACCATTAGGGAATTCATCACGGACAGAAGAACCAGTTGAGTATGGAAGAGCTCCTACATTTGTAATGCTCGCTCCCAAGAATGAACCATAGACCGAATCAGGCATCCATCCATCAGCCTTGCAATCAGCCAACACATCAAGTTTGGTTGGGGTGGTTCGTTGAACTCGGTCAGCAGAGAAATCTACAAGACGCAAGACCTCCTTGAGGACATCAGCAGAATTGACTACGACAGAGGTGTCGTTGATAGTGGCTTGAATAGTTGAGGTCAAAGACTGAAGAGGAAAGGCACAGTAAGCCCACGACTTACCCATAGGAGGAATAGTAAGGGCACTTGTACCAGCGCTTCCACTACTTGAAAAGGTAAGGGCAATACCGACCTGCGAAGTCCAATCTACCTTACGATCAACGAAGGTCTGCTCGGAAGGAACTTGAACCGAATAGGTGTGCTGCGAGGTTGATTGCGAGAGGGCACTGAATGGTTGGTTCGTCACCGAAAGAGAACCCTTCTCCACTGCGAATCGGGGCTTTTGCTGGACGATACGACCATCAAAGACGGCTAGTTTTTCTACATCTGCGGAAGCCATTTTGTATTAAAGAGGACATAATATTTTTGGGGAGCTTATTTCCCGCCGTTGCGGAGGCGGAACAGGACTTTCATACTCACGCTGGACTGGTTGAACATATTAATCGGGAACAGCTCGCCTGTGAGCCGTGCCTTCCAGAAGACTTGAATGTCTATGTTACGGACATCCACATCACTTGCACCCATACTCGTGAGACGGTATTCGGAAGTGGGAGTGTAGGAGATGAATTGTCTCCAATCGGATGCTGCACCCATAGGGAGGGCGATGTCGGTGATGATAGGTGAGAAGGAGTTGCTGGAACTATTCTGCAGAGTGTTGTCTCCTGCACCCAATACATTCGGAGCACTGGTGTTCTCGGATAGAGTAGGCAAGAGAGTAGAGCAGAAGACGATAGACGACACTGGAGACCAAAGAGTAGAGGTGGAGGCGTAATTCTGGGTCGTAATGAATAGAGTACGAGGCCACGCCGTCGGTGTATTCGCTGAACTATTGACCACATCTGCAGGAGTGTATGTCTTTCCACCACTCGTGATGACGAGAGGGTTGTAGGTGGCGGTCTGTTCGTTGGTGCATACAATCAGGTTGTCTCGTCCATAATCAGGTGCAGTGTTATTATCTGCTCCAATATAGTAGTTATTGAAGTTGGTAAAGAGACCAAACATATTTGAGTTGAAATAGAGTTGGAAGTTCTCATTTTGAGATGACCAAGCAAGACGCTGGTCTTGATTGATTGGATTGATTACTGGGAATGTTCCTGCTGTAGAATTGTCTCCAAATCCGTTGGAATCAAATGCAATACTAAACAATCCACTGGTATTGTAGGTCATAATTGGAGGCAGGGTCGTGATAGTAACTCCTCCTGCAAGAGTGCTGATTTGACCCATACAGTCCGAGAGAGCTCTATTCACACAGTCAAGCCAGTGCTTATAAGTATAGCACCACCAGTAACGATTGTTAAGCGATTGGGTAAGAATACCATTTGAAAGCTGTGGGACTGCTACATCCGTAGATTCAGGCCACCACTGAACATATTTCTGTGCAGTGTAGGTGGTTGAACCTACCTTACCAGAGATAGTCACAGAGTAAATAGTGTTGTAAGGTGCTGTTTGTGAAATAGCAGTTGTAGCAGTAACAGACCCTCCATACAAATTTGCAAAGGTGTAAGCACTCGCTGGGAATCCAGTTAGAGTTGAGAATCCAGCAAATCCAGTTGTGTTAATACCTTGACTTCCAGGTTGAGATAAGTTAGTAGATTGACCAAATGCAACCTGTAACAATCCAGAGGAGTTGAAAGAAGCAACTGCAGAAGTCATATAAGTAACTCCCGTTGCAACTGCAGTCGCAAGTGCTTGATTCAACACACTCAAGAAAGTGGGTGCAGTATAGTTTCCAACTGGAATAGTTACAAGTTGAGTAACTCCAGATGGAATATTGGTATTCACAAATTGTAAGTTGAAGGTATTGTTTGAACCTGTAACCACAAATGGACTTTGTTGTGTCTGCATAATTGGAATGAAGAGAGGTAAGTCCTTATTCGGTCCATTCAAATTGAAGCGAACAATACTGAAGTTGTATTTGGATGCATCCTTTAACAAAGTGGTGGAACGAGTATCCTCAAATCTAACCACTGGATCAGTTCCAGAGCCACTATCAAATGTATTGCTATTCACTATATCAAGGTTATAGTAAATCAGCTCGTTTGATGGGCGGTCTGTATCCCTAACGATAGTTCTGGTCGCCATATTTGTATTAACATAAGATATTACTTTCCAAGAAGCGAATACGAAGTCTGTAATGCGAACTGGTCGGGGGTTAATCCACTTTTGCGTATCATTTCCATATATTCGGGTTCAGACAGTTTATAATAATAAAGCCGTGATACAGTATGACGACCACACTCATTATTACCCTGCTGATGTCCCTGATAGGGGAATGGATTTACAGTAACCTCATACCCACTCTTATTCAAAAGGTCTGTGAGGCGGTGAGTGTCCTCGTGCAGTTGATGCTGCTTGTTCTTTGTGAGCCATCTGCTTTCGCCATCTGGTTTATAATGTCCATATGGGTCAAAATATTCAATCGTCTTACCCTTCTTTATAAGTCCAACCCAGTGTCCGTTCGTAAGGGAAGTAGTAAGGTATAGAATTACCGCTCGTCCTTTCTTGTCCAGAATTTGATTTATATCATCTACTTTGAATAGGTCAGGATAGTATAGAGTAGGTTTCACTCCTATCGCTTGCTGTATATCTGTATCAGACAGAGCATAAGAAGGGTCAGCCATATTATTATATCGGCACATAATAAATGTCTCCGTATAAATTAAGAAAAGCACCGGGTAGAAATCTATACTGGGTCGTTTCAAAGGAAACAGGTAGAAAACACTCTCTTGAACCTTTACCTAAATCACACGCAGAAGCACAGATGAAGGCTCTGTATGCTCGGGAATCTGGATATGCTCCCAGAGGTGGTGCAAAGCAGTACAAGTATGAACAGGGTTCAGATGGAAAAGTATATATAGTTGAAATTGATTCCAGCGGTAATCCTGTTGGAAGACCTCTTGCAGTGTCTCACAAACGAAGAGCCAAACTTCCAAAGCACGATCCAGGTGCATCTGCACTGATGAGATTGAAAGGAAAAGGGTCTGGTCTTCGGTATGTTCCTCCTCCTCCAAAACTCTCTCAAGAACAGTTGCAACGACAAGCGGAATATGCTGCGAATCCAGACCGAAGTACTCGCTTTGATCCAGAAGGAAATGTTGTTGCAAGACAACGAGTGTCTGGAGAAGAGGCTGAACGACGCTCTAAACTTGCGTATCAAAAGAAAGCCGAACGAGAATTTCCAGTCAGTTCAAGACTTGTGAAAGGAGCTATTACTCTTGGAAAACTTGCTGCAAAAGTTCCAGGTCTTCCTGCACCTCTTAAAGGAGCGTTGAATGTTGCAAATACCTTGATTGGTAGTGGAAGACGACGAAAGGTAAGAGGTAAGGGAGAAGTGGGTGCTGTTGAATCTGGATTGGATGCTCCTACTCAAGACTTACAGGAAGGAGATGCTGTTGCAGTTGTGAATCAAATTGCGTCCAATATGCCTGCATTTGAGATTAATGTTCCTGAACCAGAACCCTATATCACTCAACAAGAAGCCAGAGCCGTTGGTGGAAGCAGAGTGACTGTAAGAAAGCCTACAGGATACAAGTCTCCAGTCATTCGTCAAATGTATATTAAGCGGTGTATGGAGGAAGCCTATATGGATGAGAACACTCGTCGCTTATCTGGATTGATTAGTCGTTCCACTCTCCTTTAAATTTGGAGTGGTAAAAGTGGTTTGACTTTCTCTTCTGTATAAACATATATTGGGTCAAGCCCATTTGTAATCTCTGGTTTGGATACTTCTGGTGTTGTCTTACCAAAAGTGTTCCTGAACTGCTTGATTACTGTATCAGGTATTTGAGGACTGTTCTCCTGCAACCTATCCAACTCTGACCTTACAAACTTAAGCATATCCTTTGCAACTATCCGTTCATTTCTCGGTAAAGAGAGTTCAATCAGTATAAAGCGATATATCTTGGCGTAATTGAGAGCACTCAATCGGTGGTTCTCACTTCGCTTCGCCCAGTTGAAATAACTGCTGACTGTATTGAGCACCCCTACCAATAACGATACACCACCTATAATCAGTGGTGCAAGCGTAGAATTCTCAAACATACTCTGGCTTCCAATAGACGCTGATCCTGCGACTGTTGAAAGGATTACAGTTGGGATTGTGATATAAGTAGCAAAGGACGAGTACTGCTTCTCTGATTTGGAATGTAACCAGTAAAAGCAGTTTGCCTTCTCTCCTTCGCTGGATAGGATATTCTCCAACTGCGTGTTCCAATTAGGATGAGTATTATCTTCCATTATAAGTAGCAAAGAGATGAGTAATACGGACAAGGTGAATTCTATACTGGCTGGGATTGTAGCAAGGGAGTTGAAAGGAAAGGAAGTGGTGAATGAAGAGGTCGCTGCCGAAACGCTAGAAGAAGTTTATAAGCGTTTGGGGAGGACGGTTATTTACAAAGATCCTAAACTCACTTATCTATCTGCAAGATTAAAAAGGAAGTTCCTTAAAACTCTCCTCGCAAAATAGCGTGCTGAATTTCGGCGATGACTGCATCTGGTACTTTGTTAGATTCTAGTTCTGCGGTCTTGGCTTGCATAAGTCTGGAAACCAATCCCTTTTGAGAAGGAGCAAGACTATCATACGGCTTTCCACTACGGAGAACCTTACGAGTAGCCATCAAATCTAAATCGGGAGTTTCCACCTTTGCATATTGAGTGTGATGGACGGACATACCACCCATAGCTTCCTTCTGTAAGCCGTGCTCTTCATATGCTCGCTGTTCCACTTCAAGATTGGAAGGATTGTGCTGGTAATAAAGGGCTCGTCTATCGGCGAGTGCTTTCTGTTGTTGAAAGCGGTATGGCTGATTAGGACGGTGGCGTAAGAATTGCGATTGTGCTGCGAGTTTGTCCGTCTCTTTATTGTAGGCGTTGCGAAATGCATCTGACTTGATATGAACGACAGCAGGGTTGGGTTGCGTGTTCTGTCGTAGTAAGTGGTTGCTTTCTGCCTTGTCTTTATCAAAGTCTCTTACAGTCATCAGTAGGTTATACTGAACCTGCTCTTTTATTGGCTGTGCGAACTTCATCTTACTTATAGAGGAGATATTTTATCAAGTGAATCTTGATTCATTATATGAATCTGCTTCTTGGTGTTCTCGCATTCTCTTTCGTGCATCCATTCGTCTCTTCTCTTTAATAACTCGTATTCTGGACTGCAACATATTTATGAACGAACTCAATTCCTTCTGTTTGTATTGGCTGTCCTCTATAAATTTTGTAGGCATAGCCAATATATTATTGAAAGTAGCCTTTGTTCTTCTCTCTCTTTCCTTATCCTCTTCCTCACCACTCAAAAGTTTGTGGTATTCATTCAAGAGTGCTGCTGCCTTTTTCTCTGCAGGAGATAAGTCGTTTCCTCCTCGTAAATTGCGAAAGTAAGTGGTTGCTCGTTTAATAACTGCCTTTGAGTGCTTCTTTGCCTTTCTTCCACTTCCAGAAGGCGATACTCTTGCAACCCATCTTCGTACGCTTTCAATTGGTTTGTTTGTATCTGGAACACGGAAGTTTGGGTCTCGTCTTCGCATAGATCTCACTTCTGCCTCTGTATAGAACTTTTGGTACTGCTCTCCACCATTATAAGAGTAAAGTATATCTCCATCCTTTATCTCATCCATCAAAGGTGTTTCTAATCCTGCTGGAATTGAAATAGGTTCTGCTGCTGCTGGTGTTCCTGGAAAGAATGTATCTACTATGTTAAGGTAAAGATTAGCATCCGCTGGTATATCTCTAATCCGTTCAAACTCTTCAGGCGTTAGGAAATCGGGAAGTATGGTATTGCGAAATATTCTCATTCCATCTCGTCCAAAGCTAATCGTTTCTACTCTTGGGTCTGCTACACTCATACTATGTGGTAATGCTCTGTGATTAGAATCAAAGTAGGTTGCATTTCCAGACTGCATCAAAGTATTCATAGCAGTGATTAATCTATTTCGTAAGTGAGGATGTGCTGGTGTTGGAAGAACATTTATCATACGACTTATTGGATGCAAAGCACTGCCTCTATAATGTCTTCCTTCGTTATTTGCGAGCTGTCGTTCATACTGCTCTATACTTGTCTGTCTTCGGATTGGTGCTGGTTTAGGGGCTTTCTTCTTACGAGGAGGTACTGGCTTGTTTTCTTTTTTTATATCAAGTGCAGGCACTAGTTTTTCTATTGCATCATACAACTCTAATCCTTCTATACGCTTCATTTCATCAGGGTGGAGATATTCAGGAATCATTCTTCTAAATTCTCTATTGGCTTCCTCTGTATTATATTTAATCGTATCCAATCCAGTTGTATTTGTAAGCTGTCGTCCGTTGGAATCAAATGCTTTTATAACACCTGTTTGAATCATATCATTCAATAATGCAGGGATTCTTATTCCCATCGGATAAGGCATATAGTCTGCTACTTTCTTTATTGGATGCAAAGCACTTCCTCTATGTCTCTTTGGTCTTGGAGGAAGCATAGCATTATTCTCTAGCGCTTCTTTCATTTGATAAAACATTTCTTCCAAATTCTCAAGCAGTATTTTAGCGAATTCGTCTTCTCCTCCATCCTTGAACATACTTCTATAGTCCTTCGCATATTCTGCAAGGGCTATATCTATCTTATTGACCTGCGATTTCGGCATCATAAGACTGTATTCTGGATACAACTCTTCTATCCGCTTGAAGGCGTCTAATATTTTCCTTTCAAGAACTTCAGAAGGAAATCCAACTCGTTTCTTTACCATTTACCTATTAACAAGGAAATATCTGCGATAGTCATTTAAATAAATAATGTATTCTATTATAATAAAGAATGGAACTAGACGGAGATTTAATCAAGGTATTGACTGACCCAGACACTACAAATAGAGCCGTGCAACGATACTTGAAACACCGACAGGCACAGAACAGATGGTATGAAGCACACAAGCAAGAGGTCTCTGAAAAGCGTAAGGCAGAGTGGAGGGAAAAGAATCCAAATCCACGCCCAGTCGGTCGGCCCAGAAAAGTGGTCGCCGAGCCCACCTCGTAAAAACTATTTAAATAATGTGTGTATCTAATAATAATAAGAATGACCGAGACGACTATCTTAACACATCAAGAATCATTTGATATTGCTGTGTGTAAGACCGAGATTGTGGATATAGACAATTTGCAATACTTACTGAAGACGGATTTGATTAGCAACGACGAGAAGAAGGCGTTGAGTAAGTATCACAAGAGACGAGTGAATGGTAGGTATGTGGATATTACCTATGTGTTGGGTGTGAAAGCGAAGACGGAATTCGTGGGTAGGTTCAGTCCAAAAGGAGGTGTTGGAATGCAGTGTTTCTCACGAGACATACGAGCATTCCTCACACAAGCGAACTACTGGGATATTGATATGAAAAATGCTCAACCGAATCTTCTATTGCAGTACGCAGAGAAGATTGGATTGGAGTGTTCTAACCTTAAGAAATACTGCTCTACACGAGAGGATGTTCTTACAGAGACGATGACGATACTGATGTGTAATCGGGATGAAGCGAAACAACGATACATCTCACTCTTCTTTGGTGGATCTAATGTGGATGATTTACCAGATTGGGTTAGGTTTGGATTGTATCCTGAACTCTGTAAGATTAAAAACAATATCTACAACTCCCATCTCACTATTGCAAAGAAGCTCAAGAACAATCCCAATTCTGTAATGGCGTATATGCTCCAGTCTATTGAACGAGATTGTTTGATGTGTTTGGATAAGGCTCTCACACAGAAAGGCAGGAACTTTGATGTGCTGATACACGATGGTGGATTGGTTAGGAAGTTGGAGAATGAAAAGGAGTTTCCACTTGAGCTATTGAAACACGCTGAATGGTATATTCATAATCAAACAGGATACAAGGTTGAGTTGGTGAATAAACCTATCAAGTCTTCGTTCGTGATTGATACTGCTGTCTCAAATGCGATTGAAATAAGCTCGTCTATTGTGATTGATGATTCCTTTGCAGCAAAGAAGTTTGCAGAACTGATGGGAGAGCATATTATTCTAGACAGCGGTTCAGTATGGGTATTTGATAATGGGTTGTGGAATAACGAGGAAGCCTATATTCAAAAGGTTATTACCAACTGCGGTTCTAACCTCATATTCAGTCAGAATGATAAGATGTATAACTATTCTGGGATTGTTAAGAACACCAAGAACTTGATGATTAAGTTGCCTGATATTCTTCCAGCGAATAATGGTTGGTTTCAAGAGAGAATTCACAGCGATATTGGTAAGCTTCTGTTTCCAAATGGGATATACGATTTCAAGACACAAACATTCACTACCGAGTTTGATTCCAATATTGTTTTCACTGGTGTTATGCCCCGTCCTTTTCCTATCAAGAATCAGGAGATAGTGGATAGGATTAGACGGATTAGTTTTGATGAGGCATTTGCAGAAGACGACCACCGAGAGACTATGCTACACAGTTTAATGAGGGCGTTTATTGGAGACACTTTGCGTAAGAAGTTTGTGATTGGAACAGGACATCCTAACTCTGGTAAAGGTATGATTGCTACTCTGTTGCATTCGTGTATGGGTATGTTATGCAGTGACTTCAACGGAAATTCGCTGTTATACAAGTCTGGAAATGGAGAGAGTTCAAGAGAGTATGGTTGGATGAAGGCGAATGTTAAGTCTCGTATCTCTATTGGAAGCGAGATTATGATGCGGGAGAAAGATAAGACACCTGCGATTGATGGTGTGCTGTTGAAAACTATATCCAGTGGCGTAGATCCAATCAAGATGAGAGGCATTTATGAACGGGATTCTTCCTTCGTCAATAAATCAACCTTCTTCCTTTTCGCACAGGACATTCCAAACATAAATCCACCCGACAAAGCAGTGCAGTCTCGTATTATTCCTGTTGAATGGTCGTACTCGTATGTGGATAATCCAACTCTATCCTTTGAAAGAAAAGCGGACTACCAACTTGCAAAGTTCTACTCCGAGAATTCAGCGGGAGATGCTTTCTTCTGGTTGATGGTAGAGGAATATGAGAAGTGGAGGAACAACAATTTCAAAGAGCCTGTATTGAGTGAGGTCATACTGAATAACCGAGACGACTTTGTTCCTAGTATTGACTATGCTGGAATTCTAAATGATGCTGGGTATGTAGTGACTAGAAGTGAAGAGGACTTCGTTACTTTTAATGAGCTCTATCCACTATTTAATGGAACGAAGACAGCAGTAGGAAGAGGATTAGGTGGAGTTCTAGGAGTAACCAAAAAGTATAAGAAGATAGATAAGAAAGCTGTAATGGTTTATTTTGGATTGAAGAGGAGGTAGTATTTTTGACTGGTTGTAGGAAGTAGGTTGTAGGTCTGTTTTTGAAAGTCCCTAGCATAAAAAAAAATATTTTGTAAAACTTTTTCAAAAATAATTCTATAGCTACTTTCAAAAACGGACCTACAACGACTACTCCTACAACCAGCACTTTTCTCTCACTTGAATATATGGACGACGAGGACAATCTAACTGTAGTAGAGTGCAAGTTTAGGCAAATAGGTCAGTGTGAGGAATGTGATATGCTCTTCATACTTGACCGAGAGATGCTGCACGAATACTGCCCTACTTGTAGGAAGAAGCGAGAGGAAGAAGTATTGCCGCAGTAAATAAGTGCGAGTATAAATAGCTATTTTTACCTGTAGTTAAATACAAATGGAACAAGAGATTGCCTTTGGAAAAGAGAGTGAAAGAAAGAACCTCGCCGCCCTACAAACTGTCGTGCCCGACATAGTGCCGATTTCCAGTCGTTACTTTTTGTTTGATTACAGTTCCTCCACTGCATTTGTGGAGTTGAAGACCCGCAAATTCAAGAAGGACAAGTATCCCACGACTATCGTAGGTCTCAATAAGATAGACTATGCAAAGGCGAATCCTGGTATGGACTACTACTTTGCCTTCTGTTTTGAAGATGGACTATACTATATCAAATACGATAAGGAACTCTTTGAGACCTTTCAAGTTACGGAGTGTTATAGAAGGGATAGAGGAGTGAAACATAAAGTGGTTAATATTTGCGTGGATCTCTTGCGACCTGTTGCAACCTCCCAATAAGTTCAGTGAGAGCATCGTATATGGTGATAAGATTTGGGTTTCCTTCTTGAGTTTCCCGAAGCATATCGTTGATATTGTCCAGAAACCTAGCTGTGAATCGGTTAGGATACAAATTATCCAATTCAAGTGCAGCTCCCAGCAGTGCAAACACTTCCATCAAACTAGGAACTCGTCTAGGAGGAGTAGGAGTTTCTCCTTGTCTTCCACCTCGCATTCTACGATATGTTTTGAGCACAACAAGCAAGAAGCGTTTTACAATACCTCGTAATCGTGTAGTTAATCCAGCTCGGGTGAAGTAGTTGGTAAGGCATTCAATCAAGTATCGTCTTCCAAATCTAAACAACGCACTGAATGGATTGCTTAAGGTTGCAAAGATAGTATCGTAGTTATTCGCAACATAGTTGATAATCTCATTTGCAGTACGGTCATCCTGTTCGGCTCGCATAAGTTCTTCTTGCTCTTCGGTAGTTACACGCTCCCTTCTTCTTAAAACACCTGGAAGAGACAACTCTCCACCGACAATCGGTTTGAAATTGGAGAGCTTGTGTCCGCTCAATGCATCTGCAATAATATTATTTGAAGTCTGTCCTGCTGGATACACTTTTGTATTCGCCAAGAACCGACCACCCAATTTGTAAAGCGGATCACTATCAATATAGTATCGCTTAATATCTCCACGCCTTCGCAAGAAATCAACTGGCTGGAATGCAGGATTGAATTCTACTGCCTCTCGTATGAACGGAAACTCCGCTTTGAGTTGGTTTGAAATAGCACCCGATAGAGAATGTGCTGCAAGATAAAATTCGTTCTGTGCAGGAGGATACTGACGGAACAAGTCCTCCAACATCTTCTTATCCTTCTTGTATCTGCCCGTCTTCGTGAGCTTGTTCATCACAAGCGATATATCGGCATCAATATCGCCCAAATCCTTGATGTTCGTGCCCCGTATCCCGATAAGGAAACGATTACCTTCCTTCCATACAGAAAGAGTAGGCGAGTGTTTAATCAGTTGGAATCCATCTAGAATTGGATTAGGATTGAGTTGATACGACCGTTCTGCCGCATACCAAAAATCCTTGTCGGGCGGTGCTGCTTTTCCCCTCATTATACTATCCCGATAAAATCCTTTCTTCCCTATTAATAAAATGGCCGAATACTTTGCAGATTATATGGGTGAAGCCCGACACAGACGCAGACGAGGAGGTATGCACTCTGGAGGCACTTACCCTTTCCACAATCTCGGCTCGGATGTTATTTACGCAGGACCATTTGAACATTTAGGACCAGCATACGGACCGGGTGATGTTGGAACTGGAAGAGTAAGACGCAGACGAGGAGCAGGTGAAGGAGAAGGAGAAGGAAGACGAAGACACCACCGTAAAGGAGCTGGAGAAGGCGAAGGAGAAGCCCTCCACCGATTGCGTGCTCATCACCGCAGACACCACAGAGGTGCAGGTGAAGGCGAAGGTGAGGCTCTTCATCATTTGCTTGGCCGAATGCATCTTGGTGCTGGAGAAGGCGAGGCACACCACCGACGCAGACATCACCGACGAGGTGCTGGTGAAGGAGAAGGAGAAGGAGAGGCTTATCACCGACGCAGACACCACAGAGGAGCAGGTGAAGGCGAAGGAGAAGGCAGACGCAAGAGAAAGCCCTCTGCTCGTAATATGCTTGTTAAGAAGATTATGCACCAACACGGTATGACTCTTCCACAAGCATCTAAATATGTGAAGGATCACAACCTGTATTGAACTATTTAAATCTCACTCTATAACAAATGGCGACACAAGATGTTTTGTTTCCCACAGATTTTGAACGACTGTATAATAAGCCATTCGCGTATGCGGGTTCAACCAAATCGGCTGGGTCATTCCACACTCACCACAATCCTTACAAGGCAAAAGTGAGACAAGAGGAGCACAAAGTAGCCCTCCAACGCTCTCTTCTTCGCAAAGTGAAGGGAGGTGCAGGTGATTTTGATAATCCAGCAGGACAGAAACTGGTTGCACTGTTGGTGAAGAAACGAGGAGACCAGTACCGAGAATTGTATGGCGAGCACCGAGAACCGATTGCAGAACCTCAACTTGACCCAGTGTTTGAAGAGGTGGAGAGTATGATTGCATATGCACGAGGATATGCTTACTCTGGACGAGCATCTGAACTGCTGGTCGCTTCCATCTACCGAATTCTCCAGACGATTTTGAAGGTCGGCTTCCAGCTTCCAGCAGACAAGTTGGAACGCTTGCGAGATGAGGTTGGAAACCTACAAGTAGTCCAAGATCCAGATGAGGATTTCCGTCAATCACCGAACGCTACAATTGCAGACATCTATTTGAGTGCAATTGAACGAACCCTACAAGCTATGCTTTCAGTCGCCAACCGTTCTCTCAAGGAACGCAAGGCATTCCAATCGTCTCTTAAACGAGATGTAGCAACCTTTATCAAGCGAAAACAACACGACGATTTATTTGGCGAGTATTTATAATAATGGATACAAAGCCCCGAGAAGCATATCCTCCAGAAGTCTTACAGGTAATAGAACTCTCTACATTCTCTCAAGGAAGGGATGTGGTGATACTAGGCAGTAATTCTCTGAAGACCATTCAGTACGCAGCGGATGTGGATTGCTTTGAATCAACGACTATAAAAGGCACTTCAAAGGCTGATGCACTAGAACGAGCAACCCATACATTTCAGACTATTATCCGTTCCCTACTACGACGCAAACTAACATATATAACCGACATCAAACTAGGTTCAATTGAAGACTGGATTGTTATACCCAAAAACAGCCACATTTCAAATGGAACTGTGTTAGGATACGATTATGATGCTTCTGTTACAAAGTTGAAGGAACTGTATAGCAAGAATGTGATTAATTCATCTGAATACGCATCCGCCTTTGAGTTACTAAAACCACATCCAACTCCGCACGAGTTTCTAATCGCAAAGGACGCAATTCGCTTCAATATCGTCCGCTGGAAACCGCACAATATCCTGCAGGGCTTTATTGATTACCGCACAAAGAGAATATCCGTAGAGGAAGCTATGTCTCAACCCGCTATTATCAAGTTAGATTTGGTTATGTTGATAGACAACAATCGGTTCATAGAATACTCCTGTATCTACGAGCTTATCCATAAAGGCATTCCACTCAACAATTTCGGTCATCTCAATATCACACAGGCACTCCGAGAAGATATATTGGAATACACGATAGAGAACAACCCATTTAAAGCCGCTAAACGAATGTTTGCACTTGCTCGGTTTGATAAGCGAACCAAAGTAGCAGAGCGTTTCCTTCCTATTTTCAACTCTGATTTGGGTCGGTTGTATCAAGTGATAGTGGATATAGATACGCTGCTGTTATTGAAGGAGACACAGAAGCACTTGCCTGCTGCACGAATACGGTTTGAGTTGGCTCATCTTCCGTCTCGTCTAACGCATATCAGTAGCATCTCTTCGTTTGTGAGAGAGGAGAGGCAGATTATAATGCAGATTCATAAAGTCATAGCCAATCCAACTTATAGCAATTTGGAAGAGCTGTTAAGAGAATTGAAATCAATCCTAGTGAGACAGTCAAAGAAAGTGTTAAAAGCATACAAGTTGTATCCTCCTTCTGCTTATTATCTCCCGTAATAACAAATGAGTTTATCAACCAATACGGATGGTATAATAAATGCAGTATTAGGTGGATTACAAGGCCCAGCAGGACCAGCAGGACCAGCAGGACCACCTGGAGTATCAACAGGTCAGGTGCTCTTCCCATTCCCGACTGCAACTGGAGGTCCAAATCCAGCACCGAATGATGGAGCAATAAACTTAACAATCAGCAATACAAGTGAATCCACAATAAACACTACTTTTACGCAGAATGTTCCTGTAAGGATTGGTTCATTCACAACGGCAGCGAATTACCCGAATGTGATTACACTGCTTCCAGATCTTTGGGATTTGAATGTGTATGCAACTGCTTCTGCTGCAACGGGAGTATATGCCTTCTTCAATCTGTATGAGGTTCAGACGGATAATGGAAATTTAGAGGTGTTAATCGCAGGATTAAATACTAGTCCTTATACTGGAGGAGGTGTTCTGATTTCAGGAACACCATCTAGTTCAGTGCAGTTTTATTCATACAGTTTGAATGTGCCGACTTATGCTATGTATTCTGCAAACAGTTTGTTGAGAGTGAAATTGTATGCAGTGGATACACTTGCAACAGGACGAACAGCAACCTTCTACTTTGGTTCAACCTCTGCTTCTCCATACCCAACCCATATTCATTCAGGATTGGTCGCACAAGGAAGCGGAGGTGTAACGATTAACAATCCAGCCCAGTACAGAATATTGACGGATACAAATGCATCTACAATCAACGGCGAAGCCAATTTAACATTCAACGGTTCAACCTTATCAGTTGCTGGTGGAAGCACAACCGTTACATCACTTCAAGCCACTGGTAATTCTTATCTTGCGACTGCTGGTGGATATGTAGGTATAGGAAATACAAATACGACCTATAATTTGGATGTAACAGGAACAGCAAGAGTATCTGGTAATACATTAGTAGGAGGAACACTTGGAGTGACTGGTGCTACTACACTCGCAGGATTAAGTGCAGGAGCAACAACAGTATCAACTCTCTCAACCAGTGGATTGGCTACACTCGCATCAGCAAGTGTAACTGGAAACGAGACAGTAGGAGGAACACTGAATGTAACTGGTGCTACTACTCTTGCAGGATTAAGTGCAGGAGCAACAACAGTATCAACTCTCTCAACCAGTGGATTAGCAACTCTTGCATCTGCAAGTGTAACTGGAAATGAGACAGTAGGAGGAACGCTGAATGTAACTGGAGCAACTACACTCGCAGGATTAAGTGCAGGAGCAACAAGTGTATCAACTCTTTCAACCAGTGGATTGGCTACACTCGCATCTGCAAGTGTAACTGGAAATGAGACAGTAGGAGGAACGCTGAATGTAACTGGTGCTACTACTCTTGCAGGATTAAGTGCAGGAGCAACAAGTGTATCAACTCTCTCAACCAGTGGATTAGCAACTCTTGCATCAGCAAGTGTAACTGGAAATGAAACAGTAGGAGGAACACTGAATGTAACTGGTGCTACTACACTCGCAGGATTAACTGCAGGAACAACAAGTGTATCAACTCTCTCAACCAGTGGATTAGCAACTCTTGCATCTGCAAGTGTAACTGGAAACGAGACAGTAGGAGGAACACTTGGAGTAAGTGGAGCAACAACCCTTTCAGGAACAGTAAATTTATCATCTTCAATTCCTTCTGTAACAGCATCAAAATATTTAGTGTTGGATAGTGGTAATCAAGTTGGAACAATATCAAGCTTACCAGCACCAACTATAAATACTCTTCAAAACTTTTGTGTAGCAGCTGGAGGTAATGGAACAAATAAATTAGCATATTCATATGATGGAATAAGTTGGACACCAACTGGAAGTGGTATATTTAGTGCAAACGGTACTGGAGTAGCTTTTAATGGTAATTTATGGTTTGCACTTGGAAATGGAAGTGCTAATAAAGCAGCATATTCTGTAGATGGTATTAACTGGACTGGTTTGGGAACATCTATATTAACTGGAAGTTGTTATGCAGCAGCTTGGAATGGAGTATTATGGGTAGTTGTTGGGAATGCAAGCACTTCAACAGGACCTCAAATATCATACTCATATGATGCTAAAAATTGGATTCAAGTGACGAATAATATTTTTGGAACAAGTGGATATGGAACTGGTGTATGTTGGAATGGAACTCAATTTATAGCAACAGGAGGAAATACTAATAACCAAATAGCATATTCATATGATGGAATAAATTGGACTGGATTAGGAAATTCATTTTTTGGTTCTGGAAATGCAGGGCAGGCAGTTGCATATAATGGATTCTTAAATGTTGTTATTGGTGGTAGTGGAACAAGTCCAATTGTATATTCTGCAAATGGATTTCAGTGGAATTCAACCAGTGGAGACAACTTTAATGGTGGAGGAGGAAACGGAATAGCTTGGAATGGAATTAGATGGGTTGCAGTTGGTAATGTAGGTGGTGCATCTGGTTATGCTATAACAACTTCAACAGATGGTATAAATTGGACGAAAGTGACTGGATCGTTAAGTATATTTAGTGGAGTAGGTCAATCAATAGCTTGGAATGGTACATATTGGGTTGCTGGAGGTAATGGAGGAAATACTCTAGCATATTCTCTTGATGGCCTCACTTGGACTCCAAATGGAAGTTCTATCTTTACAACCCAGTGTCCTGGAATAGCATCAAGATTAACTCTTCCAAATGTAGGAGCAACTGTTATTCCTCCAAAACCAAACTTATCCCCTTACTTTACGGTTGCTGGAGGTAATGGAGGAAATAATACTCTCGCATATTCGTATAATGGAACAACTTGGATTGGATTAGGTAAAAGTATATTTACTTCTGCTGGTATTGCAGTAGCTTATAATGGAACACTTTGGATTGCTGCAGGTCAAGGGACAACAAATACTCTCGCATATTCATATGATGGTATTAACTGGACTGGATTAGGTAAAAGTATATTTACTTCTGCTGGTAGAAGTATTGCTTGGAATGGTACATATTGGGTTGCTGCAGGTAATGGAGGAAGTAGTATTGCATATTCTACTGATGGTATTAACTGGACTGCTGTTACTAATAGTACAACTATATTTACTTATGGTTATGCAATAGCTTGGAATGGTTCTATTTGGGTTGCTGGAGGTAGTTCAGGAAGTAGTATTGCATATGCAACAGACCCTACAACAGTTGGAGGTTCAGGATGGGTTGCTGTTTCATCAAGTCCATTTTCTAATTATGCATTTGCAATAGCTTGGAATGGAACTCAATTTATAGCAGCAGGAGGAAATGCAAATTCTGGAGGATATAATATTGCATATTCTTATGATGGTATTAATTGGACGGGAGTATCAAATACTGGATTTAATTATAGTGCATCTGCAATAGCTTGGAACGGTTCTCTTTGGGTGGCTGGAGCTAATGGTCCAAATTATCTTGCATATTCGTATGATGGTATTAACTGGACACCAACTGGAAGTGGTATAATTAATACATCAGTGCAGGGATTAAGTTGGAATGGTAAATATTGGATTGCTAATCTTTCAAGTGGTACATATTCTCTTGCATATTCTCTTGATGGTATTACTTGGACTTTAGGTAGTAGTGTATTTGGTCCTGCTGGATCAAACGCAAGTGCTTCACGCAACCTACTTCCAGTATCAAATGCTAAAAATTTAGCACTCACAGGAACTCCAGCAACTTTAACAGGAACAATCAGTGCAGGTGTTCCATACATAATCCAAACAGTAACTACAACTTATTCTCCTACGGTTGTAAATACTTATTATGTTCTAACATCATCTTCAGGAGCAACAGTTACACTCCCTTCTGCAAGTTCATATCCTTATGGTTCATTTATGACCTTTCGTGTATTGAGTAATACTACTACAATCAACAGTGTATCTGTATCAGCAAACACAACTATAACCTTTATCAATATTGCAGGAACTTGGACGCAGTTTTAATCTCTTGCTCTTTAACAAATGGCTACTGCTTTGCCTGGTGTTATTACAACCAAGACATCAAGTATTCCTTATATAGTAACAGGTAATCCAACTATTAACGCTGCAAACAGCCCAACATATACTATTTTTAGTTTTATAAATGTCGGTAGTGGAAGTATAAAAGTTAATAGCAATACTATAGCAGATTATCTTATAGTTGGTGGTGGAGGTGCAGGTGGTGGTGGAACTACTGGAAGTAATAACAGTTATGCTGGTGGTGGAGGAGGAGGAGGTGGAGTAGTGAGTGCAACAACTTATTCTATTACTGGTGGAACAACTTACAGTATTACAGTTGGTTCTGGAGGATTAGGAACAATTAATAATGGAAATAATGGGCTTTCTTCTTCATTTAATAGTATAACAGCTGCAGGTGGTGGAGGAGGAGGTGCAAATGGTTTAGGTTCTAATGGATCGTGTGGTGGAGGCGGAGGTATTGGAAGTGGTGGAACAGGAAGTTTAGGACAAGCAGGAGGAACTGGAGGACAAAGTGGCGGTGTTAATTTTGCTGGAGGAGGTGGAGGTGGTATGATTGGTGCAGGTGGTAATTACAACTCATCAACTTTTGTTGGAGGTGCTGGTGGTTCAGGAACAGCAAGTAATATAAGTGGAACTCTAACTTATTATGGCGGTGGAGGTGGAGGAGGTGGTTATGGTGGTGGAGGTTCTGGAGGAACTGGAGGAGGAGGAGCTGGTTCAAATCCTGGAGTATCAAATACTGGTGGTGGAGGTGGAGGCACGAATGGAAAATCTGATTTTTATGGTCAGCCAGGAGGTTCTGGTATTGTGATAGTAAAAGTATATGGTATATAATCTGGTAAAAAAATATGTATAATCAGTAAAGAATGCCTCACCTATCTTTCAGTGCAGAGAGGAATAAGAACGCAGAAGCGATTGCGATTGTTCGGGGTGGAGACGCAGATGGTAATATTCTGTATGTCCATTCCGATAGTAGCAAGAGCCATTTGCCGAAGCATATAGAGATAAATTCGCAGAAGCATCCTATGACCCATTTGAAACCAAAGGAACGCCATTCTGTGCTTTCAAAGATGAACCGAGCTCTTGACGAGAGCGACAGTGATGTGGAAGCAGACCCTCGCACGAAACAGATTTATAAGTCCATCAAGCGAGACAGAGAACAGGCACACGACATCACTCTGCCGTCGGACTCTTCGTTCCAAATCATTCCCTCTACCGATCCAACGAAGAGACAGATATTCTATATTGCAGGAGCATCTGGGTCTGGTAAGAGTTATGTCGCCCGAACGATTGCAGAGAATTACGGGAAGCTGTATCCAGACCGCACGGTGTATTTGATTTCCAAACTGTCGGAAGACCCTGTGCTTGATAAGTTGAAGACTGGAAAGCCGAAGCGAATTATGATTCAGTCTCTCTTGGACGAGCCAGTGGAGGATATTGAAGAGTTCAAGAATAGCTTAATCCTGTTTGATGATGTGGATACATTCACAGGAAAGGAAGAGAAAGCTGTTCAGTTGCTTATGGACGATATTGCCGCACTTGGTCGTCACCACTGCATCAGTATGGCTATTATGACTCACAACATTACCAACTACAAGAAGACTAGATTGATTATAAATGAGAGCACCCATTTTGTATTGTATCCACAAGCAACTTCCTTCCATTCTATGAAGTATTTATTATCAACTCATTTGGGATTGGAACATAATGAGGTTAAGGATTTGAAGAAGGCAGGAAGATGGATTTGCTTTGCAAAAAACTATCCCCAATATATGTTAAGCGAACACTCGGTTAAACTATTAAATCAAAACTAAAAACTACATAGAGAATTAGCAGAAGAGTATGGCGTGTCTCAAGGACATATATCCACCATCCGTGCTAATAAACGGTGGAAACATATATTATAAATAGTATAAATGGACTTCATCTGCACCCACTATAACAAGAAGAGCAGCTGTGCTTATTGTAATAGCGTCTTACATTATGTAAGAACAGATGCTGTGATTGAACCGCAACCAGACCCCGTAATAAAGTTGGACGATAAAATCCAACCTACATATATAAATGGAACTGTATCAAGCGGATTGTCTGGAGAAGATGAAAGAGCTCCCCGATAAGAGCATAGACCTGTTCGTATGCGACTTGCCGTATGGATGTCTTACTGGTGGAGGAGGACAGGAGAAATCAAGACGACGATTTATAAACGGGAAAGATACTGGGACAGATATAACACAAAAAGAAGGTGTAATTGCAGGTTGCTCTTGGGATATTAAAATAGACCTCGCACAATTCTGGGTTCAAGTCAAACGGTTATGCAAGAATGACCATACACCAGTGCTTATGTTCTGTAATATGCGATTTGGAGTTGAATTGATTAATTCTAATCCAGATTGGTTTCGGTATGACCTTGTATGGAATAAACAACGAGGTGTTGGTTTCCTAGCTGCAAACAAACAACCGCTTCGTTCTCACGAGATGATATTCGTATTCAGTAAGAAGGGAGCAAAGTATAATCGTGTAGATGAGAAAGGTGATTACTCTAAATGGAGTCACGGCAATTACAATAGTAATAAAAGCAATACCTACGGAGAATTCAAACCTCTTGTTAATAAAACAGGTGGAGATGGAATAAGATGTGTGAAGTCTATAATCAGTTTTGAAAGGAAACTAAAATCAGGTCAGCATCCAACTGAAAAGCCAGTAGAATTGTATAAGTGGTTGATTGAGAGGTATTCAAATGAAGGCGATACTGTGCTTGACCCTACCTTCGGTTCGTGTAATAGTGGTAAGGCTTCTGTTGAACTCAAGCGTAAGTATATCGGCATAGAAAAAGATAAGGGGTTCTTTGATAAAGCAAATTCGTAATTACTTCTTACGACTATAATCCAATAACTTATTCTCAACTTGATGTCTGGTAATATCAGCGTGATGAAATAAGCAAAGCAAATCGCATTTGGCTATTTCATTCTTATATGTCGTTTCACTACACTGTTTCAAAGTTGATACAGTATATTGTTTATTACAAGGCTCTCTGTGATTCCATTCAAAGTGATGAAAGTTGTCTCGTGTAACTTGAAGGTCACACATCAAGCATTTCTTCCGTTCAAGTTTAGAAAGTATATCTCGCTCTCTACCTTTCAAATGAAGATTGGTTGCAGTCTTAATGAAACAGGTCTTACATCTATTACGATTTGTTGATTGATAGAATAGATTTGGGTCTTGTTCTCCACATAAACTACAAGTTCGCATCTTTACATACAATACATATGGTAAAATAACATCCGTTTTACGATATGTAATAAAAAATATGTAAAAATTTTAAAATTTTTACTTGATTTTCCTTACATTCTTGATATTGATGCTAATAA